TCCCTCAGGATAAGCTTGAAGAGGCTATTGAACAGGCCCTTTCGGTTGTCCTTATATTCCTTGTCATGGTATGGGGAGAAGATGGGCTGAAGAAAGATGAAACTCAAGTTAGCTAAATGGAAGTTTCTTGGAAGTGATAGGGGAATAAGGCTGTTTGGAATAAAACTGGTTATTCCCCTTTCATGGAAACCTTTTAAAAAGAAAAAGAAATGTTGTTAGATTTTATTAAAGGTATTACCTGTGACAGCAGTGTTCCTACTCTTACGGAGCAGGAGGTGAAAATGATATTGAACGCTCAACTTAGTGAGAAAATATTCTTTGCTTGTATAGGAATTGTTTACGTGGCTGTTATTGTTATACTAATGTGTAATTGTGAAATATTATGAATACGAAACAAAAACTCGCTTGGGAAATTGCTTTAAGCCAATACGGTGAAAAGGAACGTCGTGGTGGTGAAAACAATGTTATCCTAAAATATTTCAGTGAAATTGGGTTTCCTGAAATTAAAGAAGATGAAGTGCCTTGGTGTTCTGCTTTTGTAAATTGGTGTGTTATGAAAGCTGGATTGCCTATTACCAAAAATCTTGCTGCCCGTAGTTGGCTTGGTTGGGGTAAGAAAGTTATGGTTCCCGAAATTGGTGATATTGCCGTGTTCAAACGTGGTACTTTGGGATGGCAAGGACACGTTGGTTTTTACGTTAAGAATGATGGTTTCTACGTTTGGGTATTAGGTGGTAATCAATCCGATGAGGTTCGGATTTCAAAATATCCCGGTACGGAATTACTTGGTTATAGGAGATACGAATAAGCCAAAAATAAATGTTTTAAAAAATTATGTTGTCTTTATAAAATATATTAACTTTGTGTAAAGAATGAACAATGTGTGAGTTTTGTGTAAATACCAATTCTAAAACTACGGTTTCTAACAGGTACGATCCTACAAGGACTACGGTTCTTCGTAATAGGGCTGTGGCTGAAAGTAATCGTAGATTTCGTGAACTTGCAAATAAGATAAAGAAATTGGTTGACACAGACGATGTTTTTGGTTTAAAAGAAATTCATACATTTGTTGAACCAGGAGATAGGGCTTATCAATTTTTAAGTAATGCACAAAAAGTTGAAGAATTTCGTAAATGGTTAGAAGAACAAATTGAAAAAGGAATTATTACGGTAGAAGACCTTGGACAATCAGGACCTGCTTATTTTAAAACGTGGTGGGGTAAATACGTAACAGACAGTTACAAAAGAGGTAGAACACGTGCTCAATCAGAATTAGAAAAGTCCGGTTATGATATTTCTTTCACAGACCTATTCGTACCATTACAGATAGATGCTTTAGCCCTTGTGTATGTACGTGCTTATTCTGAGTTGAAAGGGATTACCTCACAAATGAGTCAACTCATTAGCCGTGTACTTGCACAAGGATTAGCTGATGGAGATGGGGCTATGGTATTAGCAAAGAAACTTGTTTCTGTAATTAATGGGGCTGGTGTTGGTGATTTAGGAATTACGGATAGTTTGGGAAGATTTATACCAGCAATGCGTAGAGCCGAAATCATGGTAAGGACAGAATTAATCCGTGCCCACCATTTAGCAATGATTAACGAGTTTAGAAATTGGGGGATTGATGGTGTGTATATTATTGCAGAATGGAGATCTACTAATGATGACCGTGTTTGTCCTATTTGTGCTGAGAATAATGGTAAGAGATTTACATTGGATGAAGTAGAAGGAATGATACCAGTTCATCCTCAATGTCGTTGTATTGCTTTACCTGTTGTTGTTAAAAAGAATAGGAATACTTAAAATTACTGATATGGAAATTTGTGTAAATTTTACATTAAAAGGATATACACCTTTAATTGAGGTAATTGAAAACGTTCCTCATTATGTTGTCCCTGTTGTAATGATGGTAGAAGGGGTGCATAATGGAAGTGGTGGGAGAACTTTTCATTCTTCTCAAGAATTATCTAATTCTGTAGAATTATGGCAAAATGCTCCGGTAACAATACATCACCCTGTGATTGGAGATGAGTTTGTTTCTGTACATGAAGACGGTATAGAAGAACAGTATGTAGTTGGTTATGTATCTGAAGCGGTAATGAAGGATGATAAATTAACAGCTACTTTGAAACTTAACTGCGAAAAATTAAATGAATTATCACCTGAAACTGTCCAATCCATACAAAATGGAAATATAATGGAAGTTAGTATTGGTGTTTTTACAGATAACGAAGAAAAAGAAGGTGAATGGAATGGAGAGACGTACGAAAGAATAGCCCACAATCATAGACCGGATCATCTCGCTCTTCTGCCCGGAGAGGTCGGTGCGTGTTCAGTGAAAGATGGGTGTGGTTTGAGAGTTAATAATAATAAAAAAGAGGGAGGTACAAATGTGGATGTAGTAACAGTGAATTCAGAAATGTTAAAGCATTTGAATAAAGAAGGTTTTGCTGTTGTACCAATCACGATTAACCAAGAAGGTTTTTCTGCAATTATGAACCGTATCTATAATATGCTGAATAGCATGGACACACAAGGTGTGTACTACTATTTGGAAGAAGCATATGATGGGTATCTTGTTTATAACAAAAGGACTGAAGATGGAAAATCGGAATTGTACAAACAAACATATCAAACAAATGCTGATGGAACTATTGAACTGACAGGGGAACCTGTGAAAGTTACGCGAAAAATTGAATACATTCAAGTAAACAACGAAAAAGAAGAAGAAATGTGTGAACCGTGTAAAGAAAGGGTCAACGAACTGATTGCACACGAATCTACTCATTTTGACGAAACTGACAGAGAATGGTTGGAAGCACTAACCGAGGATAAGTTGGATAAACTCGTTCCCAAAAAGATGCAGGTAAATGTTACCGTACCTTCCGTAGAAGATGCTGTTAAAGTGATTCAGACTAATGCAAAAGGTTTGGACGATTACCTGAATGTTCTTCCTGAAAATGTAAGAGCCGAAGTAAATCTCGGTCTTGCTACTTTTAAGGAAAGAAAAGATGCTCTAATTGCTTCTATCCAAGCTAATACTGAAAAAGATACTTGGAGTGAAGATGAACTGAATGTAATGTCTTTAAATACATTACAAAAACTGGAAAAATCAGTTATTAAGAAAGGTGAAATGCATGATTATTCTGTGAACGGGCTTCGTGGTGCTACGACAGAAAAAGGAAAGATTGAACCTTTGATGTTGCCTATTCAATAAATTAATTAATAAAAGGAGGTTTTAAAAATGGCAAAACACACCATTAAGATTAAAAAGTATGCGGATGTTATTGAAGAATATCCCGCAGTTGGTGTTATTACTCCGGGAATGTTGATTGAGGTTACGAGTGCTGATAAGGTACAGCCTCATTCATCTTCAGAGGGTGTTGCACTTGCGATGTTTGCTCTCGAAGATGAACTTCAGGGGCGTGGAATTGATGTCAATTTTGCTGCCGATGAAAGAGTTCAGTGCTGGTTGCCCGGTCACGGGGATATGGTTTACGCTCTGTTGGCCGATGGAGAAACGGCTGTAATTGGGAATTGGGTTGCAAGTAATGGCGATGGGAAACTTAAAGTCAGTACAACCAATCCTATTGGTCAAGTTGTTGAGGCTGTTGATATGTCGGGTTCTACCGGAGAAGACCCTTCAGGTCGTATTATTGTAAGGATTAACTAAAAGGTTGGAGGAAATTATTTTATGGAAACTAATGTCGATTTAATTGGATACGGAACTGCACAAGGTGAGGTTGCTGTCAAATTCCAGACCAATCAGTTAAATCCTTCACGGATGCGTCCTTTTTTGTCAATAGATGAGGAAGGTAAAGTTGGTTCTTTTATATCAGTTTTTAAAGGAGGTGATCCTAAGAAACCTGAAAATTTTGGTACGATTAAGGTTAATACCGAAGCCGTACTTCGTCGGGAAGAATGGCAGGCACTTGATGCCGCTATTCTTGGTGTTGCCGAACAGCGTTTGACTGGATTTAACGATCTTATTAGTCGTGGGTTGGTGTACAATCTTGGAAATGCAATGGGTACTACGGTTCTTGAATCGCATACCGTATCCGATGCTATGGAAGCCGAAATGACAATGGATGGCGTTTCCCGTAGCAAAGGTGACAGGCCGGTTTTTGGAACGACTTATTTGCCGATTCCTATTGTTCATGTGGATTACGAAATCAATACCCGTGTGTTGGCTGCAAGTCGTAGTCTTGGTAATGCTCTTGATACTACTTCTGCTGAACGTGCTGCCCGTCGTGTAGCCGAGAAGTTTGAAGATATGTTGTTTACTTCTACTACCTATTCTTTTGGTGGTGGTACAATTTATAGCCTTGTTAATTATCCTGATCGTGAATTGGTAACTCTTTCCACGTATGGTGATTGGGCTAATACTGCTACTACTGGAGTAAAGATTGTTGAAAGTGTCCTTGCCATGAAACAGGCTTCGATCAACAATTATTTCTACGGTCCTTGGGTACTTTATATCCCGACGAACTATGAAACACGTCTTGACAATGACTACGATGCTACTACTCCTGGAACCACGATCCGTGAAAGGATTATGAAGATTGCAGGGATTCAGGACATCAAGGTTATTGACCGTTTGGCTTCAAGCAACGTGCTGTTGGTTCAGACGACTACCGATGTCGTTCGTATTGTTCGTGGTATGGGTCTTACCAACGTTCAGTGGTCTACCGAAGGAAATTTTGTCAACAAATACAAAGTTCTTTCGATTCAGGTTCCGCAGATTCGTTCTGATTACAACGGACGTACCGGGATTATTCATATGTCTTAGTTGATTGCTTTTCACTAATCAAGTGATTATTTTTAATTTAATCAAAAATTATTATGGTAGCAAGAGTTCGCAAGAATACAACTGTTGTAGAAGAACCTTTGGAAGAAATTGTACCACTTGAATCAAAAGTGGAATTACTGGAAGAAGAAAAGTCAAAATTAACGGTTTACCCTAAACAGGAAGAACCTGTTGTTGAAGATACTCCAAAATCTGAAGTAATCCGTTGGAAAAAGATTGGTAATGGTTCTTTTATTCATAACAATCGTTATATTAAACCGGGGCAAATTTTTACGGCAACGGTAGAGGAAATACCAACTGCATTTCGTGATTTGATTATTCCGCTTGAAAAGTTACCTGAAGATAAGTTACTTTCGGCTAAAAAATCTTCAAATTATACCCTTGTAGAGATAGAAGGTACAAATACTTGGAATATTGTTGATAGTCAAGGTAAGATTTTCAACGAAAAACCTATGGCACGTTTGGAAGCTGAAAAACTTTTAAATGTCATTTAAATGATTTGGTCTGTACCGAAAATATGGGAAGGTGGTGATGTTTGGGTTATAGGGGGTGGCCCATCCATAACTAAACAGTTTGGGGTTTCTGTTGATGTGGTTAATAATGTAGTTATTGGAAAACAGCCACTTTCCCTTTATTCACCATTTATGGAATCAATTCATAAAAAGCACGTTATTGGTATTAATGTTGCTTATATGATTGGTACATGGATTGATATGGTGTTTTTCGGTGATAATGGCTTTTTTGTTGCTCATAAAGAAGGGTTGTTTAAGTTTCCCGGCATTAAGATAAGTTGTACCAACGGAGTTGAAAAGTTTCCTTGGGTAAAATTTTTACATAAAAATCCTGCCCATCCATTTGGAATATCACCAAGTCCGAACAACGTAAGTTGGAATAAGAATAGTGGGGCTGCCGCAATAAGTGTAGCCGTACACACAGGGGCAAAACGTATATTTCTTTTGGGGTTTGATATGCGTTTAGATGAGCAAAATTCTCAGCATTTTCATAGCATTTATAATGGAAATGGCAAACCTAAAAATCCAAGAAATTTGCCTTTTCAAAGACATTTGCAAGGGTTTCCTGCTATTGCCCGTGATGCAAAAACAATGGGGGTTGAAATTTATAATGTAAATCCTCAAAGTGCTATCAATGAATTTCCTAAATTAACGTTACAGGAGGCATTAACCAAATGAAAATTGAACGTTGTCCTATAAGTGGTAGTACCAAATCGGTAGAATTCCTTAATCTTGGGAAAATACCGTTGGTAAATAATCTTTGTGAAACACGTAAGGATTCTTTAAATTGTGAACGTTTTCAATTAGCCGTACAATTTTTTCCTGAAAGTAAAGTTACTTGTTTAACGGATATTGTCAATAAAGACAATTTATTCTTACATTACCTTTATCAATCAGGTGTAAATAAACCGTACCTTGACCATTGTTCGGAAATGTACGATTATCTTTCCCGTGTAGTTGATTTTAAAGATAAAGATTTGGTACTTGATATTGGTGGAAATGATGGTACTTTACTTAAAGAATTTCGTAAAGAAAACCGTAATCTTCATTACGTTAATGTTGATTGTAGTCGTAGTTTTATTGACGTTAATCGTGACGCTGGCATTGAGTATGTTAATGAATATTTTGGACACAATACCACGTTACCGTATAAAGCGAAATTGATTACCTCAACCAATGTATTTCAGCATACTGAGCCAATACGTTCGTTTGTACAGGGTGTTCGTCGTAATTTAGCAAGTGAAGGTGTTTGGTGCTTGGAATTTCCTTACATACTTACAACCCTTGCTAATGACAATTATGATCAGATTTATCACGAACACGTATTCTATTTCTGCTTACAAAATATTGTAGATATTGCAGAACAGGAAGGTTTGAAGGTAATTAACGTTTCATACCATGATATGCACGCTGGAACATTACGTGTGCTTATGGTAAAGAAATCTTCTATTCGCCAACCGGATAATACCATTAAATCGTTTCTTAATCTTGAAAAGACTTTGACCGAAGAATATTACGTCAAATGGGGGAAACGTACAACTGAAAAGATACAGGATTTTAAAGATTTTGTTGATAAATTAATTGATCAAGGTAATACAGTTGCTTGTTTCGGAGCTGCTGCCAAAGGTTGTGTTTTTTTAAATACCTGTAGATTGGATTACAACAGCATTCAATTCATTGTTGATGATACATCATTCAAACAAGGCAAATTTGTTCCGGGAACTGGTATTCAAGTAGTTGATCGCAATGCTTTAAAACACACAAAGATTGACTATATGATTATTCTTGCACATAATTTCAAGGATTATATTATTGAATCTTTGAAAGGACAATATGATGGTAAGTTTGTTACAATGTTTCCTGATATTAAAATTTTATGAAACTTGTATTGTTTTATCACGCTTACATCTATGGAAACAACTATGTTTCTATAATGTCTGAAACATTTAGACTTTTAGTAAGTTCTAAATTGTTTGAAGCTTGTGATAAATTATACATTGGTGTTTATGAAGAAGCAAATGCTCAACCACAAGACGGAATAAGTTGGTTAAAACATTTTTGGAGCATTTCTAACAAGGTTGAGATAATACAGTATTCTGTAAATGATGAGGAACGGAGTACAATGCTTCATTTAAAAGAGTATTGTAAGAATAACCCAGATGATTACGTTTTATATTTTCATGCCAAAGGTATTACAAAGTATAATCAAGCTACACAAGATTGGCGTAGGTATATGGAATATTTCAATATTGAACGTTGGCAAGATTGTGTTACAAAATTAAATGAAGGGTATGATTGTTGCGGTGTAATGTGGAATAGTAAAACTCCGCAAGGCAATTATCCACATTTTTCAGGTACTTTTTGGTGGGCTACTTCAAAATATATTAATACTTTACAAGATACTTTTCTTAACGATCCTAATAGATATTTTAGAGAATATTGGATAGGCTCTAATCCAAATGTAAAAGTTTATGAGTTTCATAATTCTGGGTTGAATAGTTTTATTAATCTAAAAGCAAAGAAAAGTCATTATCAATTATCTTATCCAAGAGTTTATTATGAAAATTCTAATATAATGCTTCATATTATTTGTACTGCTTATCAACGACCTATTCAATTAAGGATGTTTATTGATAGTTTTTTAGTACAAACTAATCCTAATTGGATTTTGCATATCATACATGATGGGGAACCTTCTGATGATATTAAGAAAATCATTAATTCTTATGAAGATAAAAGAATTATGTTTGAGCATACTAAAAATGTCAATGGAAATTATGGACATTCTAATCGTAATTTAATGCTTGAAATGATTATAACAAATTCAAATGATTTTGTACTTATTACGAATGAAGATAATTACTATGTCCCTGTTTTTGTTGAATATATGTTGAATAGTGTAGACCATAAACCTATTGGTATTGTATATTGTAATACAGTTCATTCATTCTTTGGTTATACAATACATAATAGTAGATTGATTGAACGTCATATTGATTGTGGTGCTTTTATTGTACGAGCAGATATAGCTAAGAAAGTTGGGTTTGTAGGAACACATCATTCAGCAGATGGGGCGTATGCTCAAGAATGTAAAAGAGTAAGTGATAATAGTGGATTACAGTCAGTTAAAATTGATAAACCTTTATTTATACATAATTAATTATGATAGTCTTAATTACACCGACTGGAGGCCGTCCAAAACAATTTGAATTGTGTATGCAATGGATGAAACGACAAACTTATACAGGACGTGTATTATGGATTGTTATTGATGATTGTATTCCTGTTACTACAAATACTCTTGATGATAATTTTAGAGAAAATTGGACTATTATAAAGAAATATCCTGCACCAATATGGCAGGTTGGTATGAATACACAGGGTAGAAATCTTGCCGTAGCTATAAATGTTATTCGGCATTTCCCACGTAGTTGGATTGATGCAATTTTTGTAATTGAAGATGACGATTATTATAAGCCTATGTATATTGAAGAAATGTTAAATCATTTAGGTTCTTACGATCTTGTGGGGCAGGGTTCTACTATTTATTATGATGTTAAACGTCAGTTGTACAAGAATAATGGTAATACAAAACACGCAAGTCTTTTTCAAACCTGTTTTACTATAAATGCTTTAGATATTCTTGAAACCTGTTTAACTAATGAGTTTATTGATATTGAATTTTTTAAACGTTCTATTAATAAGAATGTTTTTGGTGGACAGCCTTTATCCATAGGAATTAAAGGTTTGTCGGGAAGGGCTGGGATTGGTATGGGTCATCGTATGCGTAGTGGAGCTTACGATCCTAATTATTCTGTATTGAAGGATTTGCTTGGTGATGATTATAAATATTACGTACAATGAAAAACAACCCAATTTTAATAACAGGAGTTGAACGTTCAGGTAGTACGTTGATTGCAAGAATACTTGATCTTTGTGGTGTATGGTCGGGCTATTGCAATAATATGTTTGAAAACCAAACTATCGTAGGGTTTAATAACGAGTTGTTAGATTTAAGCCCTATCGGGCTACCAGACGTTGATACGTTACAAATTCCGGTTAATTGGGGTAAAAGTATTAACAGGGTTTTGGTAGCCCAAAAAGGCTTAGGAAAGCCTTGGATGGTTAAACATAGTGGTTTGACCCGTTTATGGCCCGTTTGGAACTATGCTTATCCTGACGCAAAGTGGTTGATTGTTCGTCGTCGTACCGGAGATGTTATTCAGTCTTGTATTAAAACCGGATATATGCGTATTTTTAAAGACCCCGTTATTCGTAGTGAGTTTCTTTTTGAAACCGAAGCAGAAGCGTGGTTATGGTGGGTACACCAGTATGAAAAACGTTTTGTACAAATGATTGAAGCTGGTTTGAATTGCCGTATTATATGGCCGGAACGAATGGTTACGGGTGATTATCAACAAATTTATGAAACAATCGAATGGCTTGGACTAAAGTGGAATAATACAATTCCAAGTATAATTGATCCATTATTAAATAAAAGTAGGGAGGTAGCCGTATGAGAACAACCGTTGATAATGTAATAAATATCCTGGATGATACAGATTTAGATGAAGATGTTATCGAAGGGTTTATTAATAGTGCAAATGTTTTCGTAACAGCCTTGCTTGGTACGAAAGGATTAAGCACAGAATTATTAACCCAGATAGAAATGTGGATGTCTGCCCATATGATTGTCTCAACACGTGAAAGACAATCCAAAAAGGAACAGGCAGGTACTGCAATGATTGAATGGGCTGGTAAATGGGGAGAAGGATTGTTAGGAACGACCTATGGTCAAATGGCAGTGACTTTAGATAGTTCTGGTACGTTAAATGCAATAGCAAAAGGTAAATCTTTTGCTTGGATAAAGGCAATACCTAATTTTGATTAAAAATGGCACTAACGACTCCGTCTGGTAAAGGAATTGAAAAGGTAGCAAAACGGTTCTGTGTCGAAACAGCCGTTTATTGGGGGAATCCACAAAATGATGGGTACGGTGGGTTTACCTTTGACACACCTGTAGAAATTAAATGTCGTTGGGAAGAAAAGAGCGAAGTGGATATAGGTTGGTTTAGTACTGGGTTTCCAGGAAACTTGTTGTTGTCTAAAGCAAGTGTTCTTGTCTTACAGGATTTAGATTTGCAAGGATATTTGTATCGTGGTACTCTTGCAAGTTTAAGTGGGTATGATACAAGTAAACCAAAAGAGATTCCAACCGCATACATCATACATAGGTTTGATAGAATTCCTATGGTACGTAAAACTGATGAATTTGTAAGGACTGCTTGGTTGTATGATCAAGGTAAATAAATCTGTAAAATGGCTGTAAATTATTTTCCTGGAACAAATATAGCACGAATGAATAATGGTGCAGGTGTTTATATGCGTCTTGTGGGAATGCGTCAGGTTAGGGATAATCTTAATCGTGAGATTTCCAATATGAAGAAACGAACAGTTGCAGGATTGAAAATGGCTGCCGCTAAACTCCAATATAATATGGAAACTTATGAACCTTTGGTTCCTGTTGATACTGGTGTTTTACGTAATTCTTGGAGAGTGGTGGATCATAATAACAGTCCAGAGAATCCACAGATTAAAATTGGTTATACGGCAAATTATGCAGCTTATGTTCATGAAATGACACAACCACCGTATGGAGTTGTAAAATGGACAAGACAAGGTTCAAGAGCAAAATGGTTTGAAATACATTTGAATACAGATAAAAAAGAGATGTTAGATATTATTGCAGACGAAGCGAGTGTAAAATAATAAAATTATGAATGCACCTTCAGTAGATATTAAAGAGATGCTCGAGTATTTTGCTCAAGAGAATTCATCTTGTGTGTTGGAACTGTTTCCTATTCACGTAGGAAAAGAACCTGCGGAACCACAAAATGTTATTTCCATATTTGAGACAGGTATAATGGCTCCTCAATTAACTCTCGATAGAATGGAAGTCTATGAATATCCTACTATTCAAATACGTGTACGTGCTAATGAGTATTTGGAAGGTTGGGATGTAATTACCAATATAAAGAACATTCTTCACGGCCGGGCAAATGAGACGTGGAATGGTGCTCTATATACCTTAATTCGTTGTTCAAGTGGTCCGGCTCTTTTGGACTATGACAAGAATCAAAGGGTGCGATTTATAATTAATTTCTATTTACAACGAAGATGAAATTAAAAATTAATTTTTAAAAGGAGGTAAATAATTATGGGTTGTGTAGCAGGTAGTAGCAATGCTATTTCAGGAGTAGGAACTGTATTTCAACGCTGGTCTGGTTCCATATGGGAAAAGATAGCTGAAATTAACAGTATTTCGGGTCCATCCATGACAAGGGATTTTATTGATGTAACTTCCTTAGATTCGGTTGGTGGATTCCGTGAGTTTATTACAGGTTTTCGAGATGGTGGAAACGTTTCGTTGACTATGAACTTTACCCGCACATCTTACGATAAGATGTTGTCGGATTTTGAGGATGATACCCCTCATTACTATGAAATTGTTCTTCCGGATGATGTAAACACATCGTTTGAGTTCTGTGGTTTTGTAACTGAGTTACCGTTGGAAATTCCTACGGATGATAAAATCACCGCCAATGTAACCATTAAGGTTTCCGGAAAAGTGACCGTCAATTCCGGTAGTGGTTCATAGAATTAACCTTTATATCACTAATCAAGTGTTATTTTTAGTTTATAAATTCTTAAAAAATTAATCAAATGAAAAAATCAGTTTTTTTAACAAAGGAAATGCTTTTACAGAGGGATGATTTAAAAATTGAAAAAGTTGAATTATCTAAAGGTTTTGTATATGTGCGTGAAATGACCGGACACGAAAAAGATATTTGGGAACAGTCCATGTTAAAACAAAAACCAAGTGGTGACCGGAATCGTACAATGACGTATGAAACCATACTTGAAGATTTCCGTGCAAAGTTAGCAGTTGTTACCGTTTGTGATGAAAAGGGAGATCTTGTGTTTGAACCAGGGGATGTAAAAAATCTCAGTAAAATGATGAGTGCTTCTAATTTGGAAAAGATTGTGGAAACTGCACAAAGGTTAAATGCAATTACTACCGCAGATAAGGAGGAAATCCTAAAAAACTCAGAAGCAGACCTGAACGACAGTTCCAATTCAGACTCTGTAGAGAATTAGGGATTATCCATCCTGATAGATTGTTGGAACAATTAACCGCAAAACAATTAGCAGAGTGGGAGGTATATAATAATATTGATCCAGTAGGTGAATGGAGAAATGATTTTAAGTTTTCTTATATGGCTTCGTTAATCACGAATTTGATGATACAAGCCTATGGAAAGAAAGGATCTAAAATGACTAAGATAGAAGATTTTCAACTTCAATGGGATACAGGAGCAGAAACTGAACCTAAACAACAAAGTGTTGAAGAAATGAAAAATATTCTTCTTGGTTTAGCAGCGTCACAGAATAAAAAGACAGAACAATCTCCACCAGTTAAAAGAAGAAAAGTATGAGTAGTTTAGGTTCATTAATGGTTATCATTGGTGCTAATACCTCTGGGTTGACGGCAGCACAACACGACTTGCGAAGGTTACAAACTGCGATGACTCACACTCAATCTGCTTTTAAGACTTTAGAGCAAGGTATGGTTACGTTTGGTCGCACATTGACACAATACGTAACCTTACCTGTGACTCTATTAGGAATTGCTGCGGTAAAGACATTTGCTGATTTTGAATATGAACTTGCTAAGATTGAAGGTTTAGTAGGTATCTCCGGTGCCACGGTACAAGAGTGGGGAAACCAAATCTTGGAAATGGCTTCAAGTTTTGGTAAGGCTCCGCAAGAATTAGCAGAAGCCTTATATTTTATTACTTCCTCCGGTTTTAAGTCTGCTGAAGCAATGGAAGTAATGAAAATTTCAGCAATGACCGCAGCGGCAGGATTAGGGGAAACAAAAGATATTGCTAATATTGTAACGTCTGCTATAAATGCCTATGGGAAAGCCAATATCACAGCGGCTCAAGCAGCGGACGTATTAACTGTTGCCGTAAGGGAAGGCAAAGGAGAACCGGCTGAGCTCGTAAAAGCCTTTGCAACTGTTATTCCTGTTGCTGCCAAATTAGGAGTACATTTTGACCAAGTTGGAGGTGCTATTGCGGCGATGACACGATATGGTATTCCTGCGGCAAATGCTTCCACGTATTTACGTCAAACATTATTTACTCTTCTTAAACCAACAAATCAAGTAAAGAAAGGATTAGCACAATTTGGATTAACAGCACAAGATGTCAGAAATTCTTTGCGAAGTGATGGATTGATAGATACCTTGCAAATGCTTCAAGAAAAGATTGGGACGAATGAGGAAGCCTTAGGACAAATATTTCCAAATATACGTGCGTTCATGGGTGTAACTTCATTGCTTGGTGCTAATCTGGAAGAAACGATTGGGGTATTTAATGATACAAAGAATTCATTAGGTGCGACAGCCGCTGCCTTTGAGATTATTTCCCAAACCACTAAATTCAAATTTAATGCTGCGATGGCAGAGGCTAAAGCAACATTAATTAAATTTGGTGAGGCAATTATGGAAATGCTTTTACCTACGATTGTAAATATAACAAGAAAGATTAGAGACCTTGGAAATTGGTTTACAGGATTGAGTAAACCTACACAAGAATTAATTATAAAGGTATTAGGATTTACCGCTGCCGTAGGCCCTCTATTGTTAATCCTTAACCTTTTAATAACGGTAACGATACGACCACTTATATTGTTATTGACAACCTTGAGGAATGTTATTAGAACAGTGATAATACAAATGGGGTTAATGACAAAAGCAGGTTCTTTATTAACTACCGTTATCAATCTTCAAAAAATTGCTTATTTAGCATGGGCTTATCAAATTGCGTATGTTACAGGAAATAAAACAAAATTGGTAGCAATAACAAAAGTCCTTAATAAGGTAATAGCAGCTACTCCTTGGGGATGGGTGGCTTTAGCAATTGGTGCTGTGGTAACTGCTCTTGCTTTATTGATTAATAAAAAGAAGGAATTAAGTGCTGTTGAAAAAATTAGTAATGAGGTAACCACGGAAGTAAATAGTTCTGTTGCCTCAGAGGTAGCCCATTTAGAAAGATTAAAAAGAGTATTGGACAATAATACTTCATCCGAGGAACAAAGGGCTGTTGCAATACGTGAATTGAATAAAACAATGTCCATTTATACGGGTGGTATAATTGTTGAAAAAGAAGAGATTGAAAAGTTAATGAAAATCTCTAAAGATGAAACCAAAACAAAAACAGAAAGAGAAGAAGCATTAAAAGAAGCAATAAGATTACAAGAAATTTATAATAAAGGAATAACTGAGGAAAAAGTTCGTACAGGTCAGGCTGCTGATATGATTAATACCTATATGGGTATGTTGAAAAGGAAATACACACTTCAAGCAGCAGAGGGTTTAATCGTTAAAAAAATTACGGAACAACTTGAATTACAAGATAAGATTTCAAAAGGACAAGGAGTAGAATTAAGTGACATTGAAAAGGTAAAGGTTCATTTAGTAAAAGGATTGCCTTCTGTTGCTATGTTAGGACCTGTTGCTGGAATCACTAATATCTTTAAACAAGCTGATTGGTTTAAAGAAGCAGAATTAGCAAAAGCAAAAGGAAATTTGGTAGAAATTAATACACAGGTAAACACATTAAATGATAGTATAAATTCATTAGTAAATCAAGTATTTGGAATTGAAGAAATACAAATAACAGGTGTAGCCTCACCGGATATCATTCCTGATGATTTAGAAACTGACTTAGAAAAACTTAAAAGGTTACAGAAGGAACTTGCAAAGGTATTTGAAGATTTTAATATTCAAATGTATGTACAGAATAAAGAAAGTGAAAAAACAGGAGATAGTTACCAAACAATTATTGACCAAGCAAATTTACTTAACACAACGATAAAGAAGTTAAGAGAGTTGGAAGGTCAAGATATGTTTTCAATCAAAACTAAAAGTTTGGAAACTGTTTATGATAATATTAAAGATGTAGCGGCTGTGGCAGAATTGTTTAAAGAAACAATGAAGGATGTTGGAGAAGAAAATTTAAAGACGTGGGCTCAACTTGATTATGATATTCGTAATTATAAGAGTAATACTGAACAGGTTTTAAAACTGCAACAAGATTTTTCAAAGGATTTAGCAACCACAGATATATATGCAAACAATCTTGGTAAAAGTTTTGACAAGACAGCAGCACAAATAGAGTTCACGATAGAGTATATCAAGAAACTAAAAGAACAAATGAAAAATCTTGCCCCTGGAGAAACAAGTGTTGAGGGGATGGGCAGTTTAGTTAATTGGGAATCTTTTTTAGAAACATTAAACATAAAGAAAGCAAGTGAAGAATTTCAATATGAATTAGATGATATTCAAACAAAAGCAAATTTACTTGGAGGAATAGCAGATACGAACGGTTTAAAAATCTCTATGTTTACCAAATATTTACGAGGATTAAGTAATGTTGATATTGGTAAAATTATTGAAAGTGGTGATATTGAATCTCTTAAAAAATGGATTGAGGGTATTCGGGTAGGTACAGAAGAGTTAAAGAAGATGGAGGCAGCCAGAGAAGTTGCTAACCTGATACAAAACTCATTTACCAGTTTATTCACAACAATAGGAGAAGGTTTGGGTAAAGTATTTGCCGGAGAAGAAGATGCTATGAGTAATCTCTTTAAAGGTATTCTTTCAGTAATGTTTGATTTTGCTAAACAGTTTGGTGAGATTATGATTGGGCTTGGAATGGCCAGGATTGCATTAGATGCAATAGGATGGACAGGTGTTGGTGCTGTTGTAGCAGGGATGACCCTTGTGGCATTGGCTTCTGCTGCTCAATCTTTATTGGATAAAGGACCTGATTTAGAGAAAGTTCCAGGAATGGCTATGGGAGGTATTGTACCAGCAGGATATCCAAGAGACACTTATCCTGCCTTGTTAAGTTCTGGTGAAATGGTTGTTCCACCACATAAACTTCCTGAATTTGAGAATCGTGAGATGGAGGTTAAGGTTGTTGTTGAAGGAGTTACTAAAGGTAGTGACCTTTATTATGTTATGAAAGAAGTTTCACGTCGTTACAAAAATTCATTCTAATGAGTTCATCTGGATATGATAGACTGTATCATCAGTTTAAAGATATTAATGAAGAAGAATATCTTATACAAATATACAGGTCAGGAGTTTTACCAACTTCTTATCAAATAAAATATAGTGATGCTAATCCTGTTCAATTAACTTATGGTGGTGGTGATAAGAATAGTTGGGATCATACTTTTATCCAAGGGCGTGAACTTGTCTTTAAATTTTATGTACCACGTGCTGATATAGCAGTAATAGATGATTTGCTTGAAAGTCAATATAAAGAATGGTATGTTCGATTTTCTAAAGGTGGTGTAACGTTATTTTTAGGCTATCTCAAACCGGAAAATATGTACAAAAGGTTTGAAATTAACCCGCCTTATATTGAAGTTGAATTGTCTGCTACGGATGGTCTTGCTGAATTAAAAGATATTGATTTTAGTATTCCTGGAGTAGACCCTGTAACAGGACAGGTAACTTTATTGGAAGCTATAAAAAATGCGCTCACACCTGTAAATATATTCTTACCATTTAAGATTCAAGTAAATACTTTTCCAAGTGAATTTACGGGATATACCATTACTACTTGTTCTATTTCTGAATCTTATTGCAATGCTAAACGGTTTTATAATATTACGGTAGAAGAAGATGAAGAAATCATAGAACCTATTAAATGTTGGGATGTTATTGAATACTGTCTTAAAACATTTAATTGTAAGTTATTTCAACATAAAGGGTATTATACGATAGTAAATCATCTTGAATTAGTAAAAAATTCAAATTCATTAACTCATATATATGATTGGAACAATATAATTGCACCAACTTCAAGCACGTTAGAAACTGATGTTTTTAAAGATATTTCAAGTGAATTATTTACACCGTATGTAGAACAGCAAAAAATACATCCTTTACGATCAATTACTTCTACAATTATAAATACAAACGCCGGTGAAAATGTTGGTATTGATTTTACTGATTGGGAAAATGTTTGGGAATTTTCAAATCAACCTGAAGCATATTGGAAATCGCGTATAGAGCAAACTGATGGTTCTTTACGGTGTTTAATTGAAGATACTGACCAACCGTGGATGCGATTAAAAACTGCAATACATATAGTTCCTGAAGATGGTAAGACTACATACTTGAGATTTAAAGGAGAGTTTTATTGTTGGTTTTGGAATAAATGGGATGGAAATATTTTTAAATCTGATGGTAAGTTAAGTCAAACTGATATTAAAATTAGAGTACAAAAAGATAATTTTTGGAGTCCTTATTTATCTTTAGGAACACCTATTTATTCTCCTGATGTAAACGGAGTACAGGTTCCTAAGTATATTACTTTTGATACAAAAAATCATATTAATTTATTAATTACAAAAGAAGGAGATTATAATTTTGAATTTTTTGTAGATTCATTACGTGGGGCACAACAGTTTGATGCTTTAGGTATTCAATTACGTAATTTTGAAATTACTATATGGGATGGGGCCGGTAATGAATATAATCCCACAAATGTAAATTCTAAACCAACTTATTATCAAGTAAACATTGAAAATAATGGGTTTGAAGATTTAGAACAAGAATTACAATTATTTGATGGTGTCAGTACAGCGGATTCTGCTGCTTTAATGATGCCTAAAGGGGGTTTACATTTAACTCAATATTGGGATAGGCGTGGTGGTGTTGACGAACGTAAAATTATAGATATTAATTCTATTTATATTCTAAACAATAGAATGAAATATAAGAATTTTTTACGATGTACTATAATTGACCGCACTTTCCAAATTGATTTTGAACATATTTTAATCATTCAATCAAAATATTATACTTTTTCAAGTTATACCCGTAATTTTAGGACAGGAGATATTGAAGCTGAATTAATTGAATTAATCCACGATTCAAGAGCATACCCAGCAATAACTGAAGCCACAAAAACAGCAACTATTATTGAACCGTTAACACCGGGAACAGATGAAGCTGAACAATTAAATATTGCGGTTCTTAAATCAGCCCCTATTACCCCTTGGGAAGTAGGCGATGTAATTCGTGCAGTACAAGGAGATTCAGAAGGTGACGTCGACTATTATCTTGCACAGGCAGATACACTTGAACACGCAACTGCGATTGGTGTTATTACAGAAATAATTGATATTGATATTTTCAAATATATTAGTAATGGTTATTTGCCTAAAGAAATATTTCCTTGTGAGGTAGGTCAATACTATTGGTTATCACCTACGGAAGCCGGTAAAATGGTTACTGAGCCAACCTATAAAGAACATGAGATTGAACAGGCAATCGGATTTGGTACGGAAAAAGGTTTTTATGTAGAGATAGATGCACGTAATCTAAATTTCAAAGAAATTGTTGAAAAATCACAAATTCCATCAGGCATACCAATCTATATGCACTGGGAAAATTCGGACATTCAAATAGAGGACAGTTACACGGAAAGTGATATAGATAGTTCTGAAAGTAGTGGTTATCCACATTACCCAAGTGATTATGATAAAGCACTTTTGAACATACCTGACGATGTAAGATGTGAATATGGTACTCAGGTAAATTTTAATTCAGGTGAATTAGTAATCAAGAAATTTGTTACAGAACCAGGAGTACCAAATACAACTTTGATTCCCGCCGGTGGGTGGTTTTTTGAAACTTATCTTGCACCTTCAATTCAGAATGTTTTATCATATACGGTACACGTTTATAAACGGAATGAGG